ACATGATTGAGCTTGGTGAAGCGCGAGTCTTGTTCAGGACTTACGAATCAACAGGCCAAAGGGTGTTAACGCCTGTTCGCATGGAGTGGATTGAAAAGACCTACGGAACGGGCGCTGTTGTTAGGATTCGTGAGTATATGAAGAAATTACAAAGTGGTGAACTTGAATGACATTCCAATTAATCTTCAGCGTGGAGGGCGACCCTGTTGGCAAACAACGCCCAAGGTTTACAAAGACTGGCCGCACCTACACGCCAAAAAAGACTTCTGATTACGAAGGAATGATTGCAGACAAGGCAATGATAGCGATGGGGCCAGCAACGCCCCTAGAGACGCCTATAGCGGTCTATATCTACATCAACCATGCAATCCCCGCCAGTTACTCAAAAAAGCGCAAGGAAGCCTGTTTAAACCGTTTGGAGCGTCCAAAGAAGCCTGATCTTGATAACGTGGCAAAAGCGTATCTTGATGCAATGAACGGGATTGTCTACAAGGATGACGTTCAGGTTGTCAGCCTTCATGTGACAAAGCGGTACGACACGATTGCCAGCGTCCATGTTTGTGTGAGGGAGGAATTGGAATGAAAGTCACGCTCTACAACGCGCAACAGGCGCACACTGTCCTGAAAGACGTTTGGCAAAAAGCCAAGCCTTTCTTGCTGGCTGGTAACAAGCTGGTTCTGACAATCGAAGAGCAAAAGCGAAGCACCGAACAAAACGCCCTGCTGTGGTCTGTGCTGACCGATCTGTCAAAGCAAGTGCTGTGGCATGGCGAGAAGCTAACCAAAGAAGAATACAAAGATTTGCTGACTGCTGGCTTGAAAAAGCAACGGGCAATCCCCGGCATGGATGGCGGCTTTGTTGTTCTTGGAACTTCAACCAGTAAGATGACCAAGGCAGAGATGGCAGAGCTGATAACGCTGGCCCATGCATTTGGTGATATGCGTGATGTTGAGTGGTCGCCCACAAGCATTGGTGAAGAAAATGATGTTCCCCAAGCATAGTTACGTCAGAAGCAAAAAGCTGCTTGAGAATGCCCGACAGATACCCTGCCAGCATTGTTTGGCTGACGATGGGACTGTGGTAGCGGCTCATACAAATTGGGGTGGCGGAAAAGGTCGTGGCATCAAGGCTGATGACAACTTGATAGCAAGCCTATGTTTTCACTGCCACAGCCAGCTTGACCAAGGCACATCAATGACAAAAGCCGAACGCATGGAGATGTGGGAAGACGCGCACAGATTGACCGTGACAATGCTGCGTCTGCGTAATTTGTGGCCTGATGATGTTCCGCTACCTAAGGGTTTTTCCTAATACACAAAGCTGATCTGCAAGAGCAAAATAAAGGCTCATTAACCAAGGAATCAATATGACTGAATTTGAGTACAACACAACTTTGAACGGCGGCATCATTACTGTTGTCATGAAGATTGAGCATGATTTTGACGAAGACGGTGAAAGCATCCACACTAGTCTTGACGCTGTTTATTACGACTGCACTGATGTAACAGGCATCTTATCCAAAGAACAACTGATTGCTTTGGAGATGGAAGCAGAAGCCGCCATGTCTGACTACAGCTTTGAGCAGAGGAACGTATGACAAGAGAACAATTGCGCGAAGAGTTCATGCAAGACTCTCAAGCCTACTGCTGCTACTGTGGCAATGCTCAAACCAGTTTTGGCTGCTGTGGTGAAAACCACTTTGAAACATTTGCCGAGATGGACGATAAAAGGCAGCAAGAATTTTTGGATGCTGAGATGCCATGAAGACCCATCTCTACACCTACATTGCCATCGTTATCTGGGCTGTGGCTTCTGTGCTGGTGCTGCTGTACGCACCGAGGACGAACAACCCAACAGACTGCCAAGAGTTGGCACAGCCAGAGCAGGACGATTGCAAAGCAAGGAGAAGGTTATGAGTGACTTGCAGATCGCAGGCGTTTGCCTGCTGGCTTGGGCCAATGGCGTATACCTTGGCTGGCTTATATGGAGACGACCGCGCCTCAACTACAAGGAGAACACATGAGAGACACGATAGACATGGCGCTGGATGCGCTGGAATCCTGTATGTACCCGCAACAAAAGCAATTCCGAGCCATCACCGCCCTGCGAGAAGCCCTTGTTCGTGCTGATGAGCGTGACCGTGCCATGCGTGAAAACGCCTATGTGCAAGCCGAGCGTGAGGCGTGTGCAAAGGTGTTGGATGAAATGGCAGAAGATATGGAGCGAGAGATGGAGCCGAGCACCGCAATCGCATATGTTCGTAGTAAAGCCGCAACTATCCGAGCAAGAGGAGAAACTAAATGAGCAAACTGAAATCACTGACATTTGATGAGTACAAAGTAGCGGCCAAGGCCACACTGAACGAGGCCGCTGACGAGGAGCCTGATGCTGTCATTGTGCTGATGTTCCACCGGGGGACGGGGCAATTCAAAATCAAATGCTCCAAGGTCGAGAACCGACTTGAGTTGGTCGGCGCTTTGGAAGAGGCAAAGAACCATGTATTGGTAACGGGGTACGCATCATGACAACACAAGACTGGCACGACATGAATAAATTCTTGATGGACCTTCACTTCATCCAAGCAAACGCAATCGTTGGGGCAGAGTTGCAGGGCAACAAGCAAGCCATCAAATACATGAAACGAATTGCAGAGCTGCGTGAGCTAGTCAAGCTGGAAGCTGGAACCAAGGAGAACACATGAGAGACACGATAGACATGGCCCGCGAGGCATGGATAAGCGAAGCCGAAGCTGAAATGTTGCGGGATTTTGAGGAATGCTACTTGTCTTGTACTTATTTGGATGACCTCAAAGCCTTTGAAGCCCTTGTCCGTGCTGACGAGCGTGAGGCGTGTGCGAAGGTGTGTGAGGACATCTACATGAGGGGATATGGCAACTGCGGAGATGCGTATGACGCCATCCGAGCAAGGGGGAACACATGAGGCCAGACAGCCCCTGCATAGCCATCTGTACAACCCTGTATGACGAAGTTTGCAAAGGTTGTGGACGCACCTACATGGAATTGGCTTTGTGGAACTCTATGTCAGAAGTTGAGAAAGAAGACATCTGGCAACGCATAGACGCAGAAGCCACTGCATGGCGATACAACACATACAAGGACAGAGTGAAATGACAACAAGCCTTGTTCGTTCTTCTATGAAGTTGATGACTGATGCTGGCATTGACATTGTTGACATTAAATGGTTTGACATGACTAACTGTATTAGCGATAGTCAAAAAGCAAATCTTGACCCATTGTTGACTCACAGGCCACCATTTGAAAAATGCTTTGTTGTTTGGCAAGGCAAAACAAAAAGTCATGCAAGTTATGAAGTTTTGATGCTTGTTGCTGGCGATGACCCTCTTGATGGGATAACTGTTTCTATTTGGAAAGGGCCAACTGGAACAAGGTTGCGTCCTATTCCTGCAATGTTTTATCTTATTGAACAAGATAAGATTCGATATGGTGCTGTTAGCGATGATGAGCCTGTTGATAAAGAACTTGCTGAATTGATGATGGCTCAAATTGGTGCTTGGTATTCAGCAATAGATAAGCGTGTTGAGGTTTATGTTCCAAGCATAAAAGAAACATTTACTAATCGCAGAAAGATTGAACAAGGCAAATCGCCTACATACGATTGGACAACTATTTGGATTGAGCCAGCCAAGCCTCGATCTGGGGGCAAGGGCGGCACACACGCATCACCTCGATTACATGACCGCCGTGGTCACTTACGGCGGCTTGCAAACGGAAAAAATGTTTGGGTTAAGTCCTGCAAAGTTGGCGATGCAAGCAAAGGTGCGATATTTCATGATTACGCAATTAAGGGACAAGAATGAGAAAGAAAAGCAAGTACAAACCCAAGGGCATAAGACTTGATGCCTTAAACTGGGTTCTGTCTGGACTAAAGCCAATCTCAAGCGTTGATGACGCTATTGTTGTCCTGAAGGCCAAAAACCATTCAGCACTGACAGAGGTTGTCCAAGGCCGTGGAAACAGGGATCAGATAGATGTCCTGATTGCCGCACTGAATATGTGTGAGGCATACGCCGTTCACGGAAAAGGAAAAGATTGGTTGCCAGAGATTAACGAAGCACAAGATGCGCTGTATCACATGGCACAAAGAGGCGTGAACACGGAGAAGTTCTTATTCCGTGGCCCAGAGATGCAAGCCGTGAACTTGGCTATGGAGGTGCATGATGTCCAGCTAGATCAAAGCACAGTCCAAGAATTGGAAAAGATGACCGACTTTTTTGTGAAGCAGATCATCTTGAAAAAGGCAAGACCTATCATTAGTACGATAGAACATCAAAATATGCTAGAGCAAAGCAGCAAAGGATCAGGCCAAGTCCTACTGCCAGTGTGATGTCTGCGATTGTTTCTTTCATGGGAACTCCTGTTGTTGATGGCTCAATTATCTACTTGTCCACAGAAAAATCTATTAGGACAAACCCTAATACACAACTCGCCAAATCTGTGCTAGTGTTGTAAAATTCGGGTAACTGGAGAACACTATGGCTGGTTTGCTTGGTACAGAACTGGAAATCTCAATAGAGATTGAAGAAGCTGAAGAGTCTAAATTTGACGAGGCAGAGAACGCCAAGACCGTCAAATACATGGAAGAAGCGCAAATGTACGGGCCTAAAGACCCAAGCAAGCCTTCTAGCGACTTCTGGCGCGACCTTGCCAACTACTGGCGCATTGCCCCGGATCAGGCCAAGCGCAAGCTGTGCAGCAACTGCGAATACGGCGATGACAGCCCAGAAACCAAAGAAATGTATGGTGACATGGCTATCTATTGCAAGAAGTTTGAGTTCGTCTGTGGCGAAGGCAAGACTTGCAAACGCTGGGAATCTTCACAAGGGGATGAATGATGGGCACGACCAACCAGCAAATGCCAAACCCCAAGCAAGCCAAGAAGCTGGCCGAACAAGCCAAAAAACAGGCTGAGTCTAAGGGCTACCAATCAATGCTTATGAAATTCTCCAAACCGAAAGGCAAAAAATGAACTACGGTAACGCTGCTGAAAAGATGGCAATGATGATGACTAAGCCAAAGAAGGCCAAGCCAGAGCCAAAGCGTGAGATGCCGATGCGCGGTGGCCGTACAGCAACCAACAAGGCAAAGAAGAAGTAATCATGGCTGGATTACTCGGTGAAATCTTCAGTGCTGGCAATGTTGCAAAGCGTAAGCTGACCGATTTGCTTGGTAATCCACTGTTAAGCGCACAGCAGTTTGTTGGCAACATTAACGACAGGGCGCGTAATTTGAACGAGATGACCGCAGCAGCCGCAAGAGAAGGCATGGACTACGGGCCAGCAACGCAGCGTTTGGCTGGTCTGATGGCTGAAGGTTACAACCCTATGGGTTTGACTGTGTTTCACGGTAGCCCAGCCAAGTTCAACCGCTTTGACCGCACCAAGATCGGCTCTGGTGAAGGCGCACAGGCTTTTGGATATGGGCACTATGTTGCCGAATCTCCAGCAGTGGCGCGTGGATACCAAGAAAAGTTATCAAGCACAGGCGGGGCGAAAAGACTGGTTTCTCAATTTGGTCAACTTGATGATGCAATTGTTGAGGCTCAAAAAAGAGTTACTCATTATGAAAACTTAATTAAACAACGTGCAGAAAATGTGCCGCTAGATAGGGCAAATTCTTTTTTGGAAATATCCAAGAAGAATTTACAAGACTTGCAAGATATGAAAGCTGGAGTGCCTGAAAATAAAGGGGCGCTTTACGAGATTGACCTTCCTGATGAGCAAATCGCTCGGATGCTTGACTATGACAATCCAGTAGACGAAACAATCAGGAGTCGAGTAAGCCAAGCAGCTATGGAAAAGTTTGGGTCTGGATCAACTGGCACTTCTGGTGAATTACTTTACAAAGAGTTGACGCGAGAATTCCAAAACTTAGGAAGTCCTAATCCCGCAGCAGATGCTTCTGAGTTCTTGAGGGCACAAGGAGTTCCGGGAATTAAGTTTTTGGATCAAGGTAGCCGATCAAACTTTACAGTGCAGAACACAGTAAAAGGAAATCCATACGGTGATCCAGTCTCCTTTATGACTGAGCAGCAAGCAAAAGACTATGCCGCCGAACAGATTGAAAAAGGCTTTGGCACTCAAATTATTCCCGGAACATCAAACTTTGTTGTCTTCCCCGGCAACGAAGATTTGCTTACAATCCTTAAACGCAACGGTGGATTGCTAGATTAACCCGCAGATGTGAGTCTGCACAACCTTGACCAACCTACGGGAGTCAAACCAAGATGAATAAATTACGGGAAGAAAATTCTGGCTTTGAAGAGCGTAAAGGCCGAGGAAGGCCTCCCGGCTCTCTTAACAAGGCCACCAAGACGTTTAGAGAGACTGTCATTAGGTTGCTAGAGGATAACGCTGAAAACGTCTCTAAGTGGCTTATAGAGGTTGCCGAGGGAAGTGTCGAGAAAGAACTGAAAGCAGACCCAAAGGGCGCTTTGACACTTCTGGCTCAGATGGCTGAATACGCCACTCCAAAGCTGAACCGAACTGAGATGACTGGTGACGGTGGTGGGCCAGTAGAGGTTTCGGGCATCCAAATCAAGTTGGTCAAGCCGAATGAATCTTGAACTGGACTTCCCTGAAAAGCTGGGATTCCTGTTTGAGCCGCACCGATACAAGATTCTCTATGGTGGCCGTGGGTCTGCCAAGTCTTGGTCGGTTGCTAGGGCATTGATCGCCATTGCCGTACAGAAACAAACCCGAATCCTTTGCGCTCGTGAGTTGCAGAACTCTATCTCTGACTCTGTGATTGCTCTGCTGGGCGATCAAATCAAGGCCATGAATCTGGAGTCTTTCTTTGACGTACAGCGCACAGCCATCTACGGTAAGAACGGGTCTGAGTTCAGCTTTTCTGGCCTGAAGCACAACGTCACCTCAATCAAGTCCTTTGAGGGTGTAGACATCTGCTGGATAGAAGAAGGCCAAGCGGTATCTAAGGTATCGTGGGAAACGCTGATCCCAACTATCCGAAAGCCTGATTCCGAGATATGGGTGACGTTCAACCCTGACCTAGACACAGACGAGACTTACAAGCGGTTTGTGGTCAACCCTCCTACAAGCGCAAAGATCGCCAAGGTCAACTGGTCAGACAACCCGTGGTTTCCACAAGTCCTGAAGGATGAACTGGAAGACCTAAAGGCCAAGAACGTGGATTCTTACCTGAACGTCTGGGAAGGTCATACCCGCCAGATGCTGGATGGCGCTGTGTACGCCAACGAACTGAGGAAGGCCCAAGAGGACAACCGGGTGCGTGAGCTAATCATTGACAAGTCAATCCCTGTGCAGACCTTTTGGGACTTGGGATGGGCTGACATGACCTCAATCTGGTTCGTTCAGGTGATTGCCGGTGGTGAGGTCAGGGTGATCGACTTCTATCAGAACTGCCAGAAAACCATTGACCACTACGCTCAGGTCTTGCAGGACAAGGGCTACATCTACAAGGATTGGTGGCTGCCGCACGATGCCGAGCATAAGAATATGACGGGCAAGTCTGTCAAGGATATTCTTGAGGGCATGGGTAAACCTATCCGAATCACGCCAAAGCTGTCTGTTGCTGACGGTATCAACGCAGCCAGAACACTGATGAACCGAGCATTCTTTGACGAGACAAGATGCGCTGATGGCTTGCAGAACTTGCGCCATTACCGCTATGACGTTGACCCGAACACTAAGATGTTCAGCAACAAGCCACTGCACGACCAGCACTCACACGCTGCCGATGCTTGGCGTTATGTGGCCGTGGGCCTTGACGAGAATGTCGGGACTTGGGGCAAATCTATCAACAAACCAGCAAAGTGGGTGGTCTAAATGTTTATGATGCGACAAGGTGATATTTCTAATGCCAAGCGGGTTGACGAACTTGAAAAGCGGGTGGAAATGCTTGAAAATGTGGTAAAGCAGTTACAATTGTCCGAACGCCCAAAGGTCGGGCGACCAGCAAAGGTCAAAGATGAGCCATCCTCGCAACAGGAAAGAAGCTAAAGCCCAAGGGCTTAAAACTTACTTTACTGGCAAGCCATGCAAGCGTGGTGGGATTGCAGAGCGCAACCTAAATGGCGATTGTCTATGCGACAAATGCGCCATTGCGTTAAAGCAAAGCAAAGCTGGCTACGCTAAAACGAATCCTCATAAACGCGAGGAGTGGGCTTTGAAAAATCCTGAAAAAATAAAAGCCTACAAACAGGTCTATCAAGAAAAAAACAAGACTGAACAAGCAGAACGCATCCGCACATGGAGGCGTAATAACCCAGAAAAGGTGCTTGCTGACTTTCATAAGCGCAGAGCATCAAAAATTCAAGCAACTCCAGTTTGGTATGGTGAATTTGATGCATTTGTCATGCACGAAGCCTTAAGACTTGCGCGGTTGCGTCAATCAATCACTGGGGTAAAATGGCACATAGACCACATGATTCCTTTGCAATCCAAGGAGGCGAGTGGATTTCACTGTGCCAGTAACATTCAAGTTATCCCTGAATGCATGAATGTTTCAAAGGCAAACAGAATGATGTATTCTGAACGTAACGAATGGTTGGCACATCTATGACAAATGACAATTCACTCAAATCTGCGGTTCAAGCGGCCATTGACGATGCTATTGGTTTTATCGAATCGGAAACGGTTGAGATGAGAAAACAAGCCCTTCAGGCTTATTTGCGACAGCCATATGGGACAGAAATTGAAGGCAAGTCTTCAATCGTTACTGGTGAAGTTGCAGAGGCTATTGATGGCGCTTTGCCAGCACTGATCCGCATCTTCACCGGCTCTGACGAAATCGTGGTGGCTGACCCTGTTGGCCCCGGCGATGAGGCTGGTGCAAAGCAAGCGACAGACTACCTGAACCACATCTTCCTCAAAGACAATCCCGGTGTCATCATCATGCATGACTGGTTCTTTGATGCGTTGCTGCAAAAGAACGGAATTGTCAAAGCTGTCTGGGAAGACAAAGAAGACGTTACCAAAGAGACTTACGAAGGTCTGTCTGATGACGAACTGGCAATGATGCTTCAAGATGAAAGCATTGAAGTCGTTGAGCAAGACACTGTTACCAATCCAATTGTTGACCCGATGGGCAATCCTGTCTTTGATGAGATGGGTGTGGCTGCAACTTATGGCATCCATGATGTCACCATCAAGAAGGTGGAGAAGTCAGGCAAGGTCAAGATTTCCAACATCCCGCCTGAAGAGTTCCTGATGGCAAAGGCTGGCCGCACTGTGAAGGATTCTCCTTTCGTTGCACACCGCCGAATGATTACCCGCAGCGAATTGATCGCAATGGGCTTTGACGAAAAGATCGTGAACAGCTTGCCAACAGGCGATGCTTTGGCTTACACGCCTGAACGTGTGGCCCGATTCTCTCCGGGTGAACAGCCATACGACACAGAGCCAAGCGACTCTTCAATGCAAGAGATTGAAGTCTTTGAGTGCTACATTTATTACGATGCCGATGAAGATGGCATTGCTGAGTTGCACCAAGTCTTTTACGCTGGCAATGACATCCTGAGTGACGAAGAAACGGACTATGTGCCGTTCTACTCTGTTTGCCCTCTGCCAATCCCGCACAAGTTCTTTGGTAACTCACTGGCTGACCGCACTGTTGACTTGCAACTGATTAAGACAACTGTTACCCGTCAGATGCTGGACAATATGTATTTGACCAATAACAGCCGAGTTACCGCTGTTGAAGGCCAAGTCAACCTTGACGATCTGCTGACTTCTACCGCTGGTGGCGTTATTCGCACCAAGTCTCCCGGTGCTGTCCAGCAGTTGGTTGTGCAGAACATGGCACAGCAATCGTTCCCAATGCTGCAATACTTGGACTCTGTTCAGGCCAAGCGCACAGGCGTGACTGAGTTGTCCCAAGGTCTTGACCCCAACATCTTGCAGAACGTGACTGCCGCAGCCGTGGCATCCATGCAGCAAGCTGGCTCTGGCAAGATTGAGCTGATTGCCCGTATCTTTGCCGAATCAGGTGTGAAAGAGCTGTTTGAAGGCATCATGCACTTGGTCAGCAAGTACCAGCAGAAAGAGCGCATCATTCGCTTGCGCGGTACTTATGTCACTGTCGATCCCCGCACATGGGCCAACAAGTTTGACATTTCAATCAACGTGGGCTTGGGCAACGGCAACCGTGACCAGCAGATGGCAATGCTCCAGATGGTGATGGCAAAGCAAGAGCAGATGATTGGGCAATATGGCCCTGCAAACCCGTTTGTGAGCTTTGGTCAGTACCGTGGCACTCTTGGCCGTATGGTCGAGGCTGCTGGCTTCAAAGACTCCGCTGAGTTCTTCAAGCCAATCAGCCCTGAGCAAGACCAGCAGTTCTCCAATCCACCTCCTCAGCAAGAGCCGCCAATGTCGCCAGAAGTTCAGGCTTACATGGCAAAGACTCAGGCCGAGATTCAAGCGCAACAGGCTAAGTTCCAAGCCGATATGCAAATGCAGCAAGCCAAGATGCAAGCTGATATGCAGTTTGAGCGCGAGAAAGCCGCACTTGAGTTGCAGCTTCAGCGTGAGAAAGCCGCTGCTGAGATTCAACTGATGCAAGAAAAAGAAGCGTCCAAGTTGCAACTTGAGCGTGAGAAGATGAATATGCACTTCTTGATGAAGCAGCAAGAGTTTGAAGCAGAGGCGCAACTGAAAGCCATGAAGGTTGGCGCTGGCATCACATCAAACGTGGAGATTCCCGGATGATTGACGAAACAGAACAGCAAGAAGTTGCTCGGATTGCAAACGACTACTTCCTGCAAGAGCTAGGATCGCAGGAGGCGGCTGATGACGCAATGGGCAAGCTAGGTATGCTTGTTCAAGAAGATGGTGCAAAACTTGTCCATCTTGGTAATGTGCTGTTCTTGGTGATCGTTCGTGGCAAGAATGTCGTTGAAGTTCACACAATCGGAAATGAGCCAAACCCTCGTGATTTGGCAAAAGACTTTGTTGATTTGGCTAACTACCTGAAAAACATTGAAGTCAAGATTGCTTACACATACAGTGAAGACAACAAGTTTGATCGCTTGGCAAAGATGACTGGTTTGCCAGTTAAAAAGAAACAAGCCGAAGTTGACGGTAAGACCGTTAATGTTTACATCATGGAGTTCTAAATGCCAGCAGTCCCAATAATTGCAGCTATTGCGTCTGTTCCAGCAGCCATTGGAGCCGCTGCTGCAACGGCTGTTGGTTTGGGTACTGTTGGAACTGTTGCCGCAACAGCCATCGGAACTGGCATCATTTCTGGCGGCATAACTGCCGTTCAAGGTGGTGACGTTGGTGATGTGCTGAAGTCTGCTGTTATTGGCGGCGCAACATCTTTTGTTGGCGGCACTGTTGCTGGCGCTGTTGGCGGCGTGGTTGCCGAGGCCACAGGAAGCACAGTTCTTGGTAAGGCTTTGGGTAGTGCTGCTGGTACGCTTGCAACGGGCGGCAGTTCCGAGGACATACTCCGAAGCGGCTTGATAAGCGGAACCATTTCTGGCCTGAGTAGTGCCGAAGACATTTTCAATCAAAGCCAGTTTGAGCAGTCAATGACCGAAAGCGGCTTGGCTGGTCAGGCCTTGATGGATGATGTTGACCAATTGCTTGCCGACATTCAGCCAACTGGATCGCTTGATATACCCGGCACAACCAGCAAGCTAGATTTATTTGGCGCAGCCCGTGGTCTTGCCCCGTCTGTTATCACTGCCTTGTTGCAAAAGTCTGCTTATGAGAACGCTGTAACAAATGATGATGGTCAAACTTCCTACTCTGTAGTTCCAGTGCCAACAGACTGGAGATCGCCTGATTACACCCAGCAGCAAGTCCCATTTACGCCCTTGGAGCCTGTGGATTTTGGCTCTTCTGAGTTGCTGCAAGATACGCAATGGAATCAAACAGCCAAGCCAATGCAAATTGATAGCTTGATGAATGTATTGAACAACCAATACATCCAGCCTCAAGCTGCTCCTGAATTTGGCTTGAATCAAATTGTTGGCAATGTGAATGATGTGCCAATGTCAATCAATGACATTATCAACAACATTGGGAACTATCAGCCGCAACCATTTGACATGGGCCAAAACATCGGCCAACTCAATGGTTCTCCAGCATCTTTGGCAAGCATCATCGCAGGAATACAAGGGCAATATGGACAAGAAGCTACAAGCTGAGTGGGCAAACAATCTGCTCAAGGATGACTTTTTCATAAAAGTCATGGATGATTTGAAAAATCAACAGATTAGTGTGATAATTAACACAAATCGAGGTGAGGTTGATGAGCGTGAAGCCGCTTACAGCCACATCAAGACGCTTGATCTGTTTGTTGGACACTTGCAAGGCATTGCCGCAGAAACCAAGATTCAGGAAAAGAAGTGGAAGATTCTGTGAGGAAACTCACCCGCAGTCCAGACGGTTTCTGGCGAAAACTGAGATAACAAATGGAAAACACCAACCCCTCGGGGAGTGAAAGCCTAAGCGTAAACCAAGCCGCCAATGCGTTTCTGGGTTTGATGGGTAGTGACGATGGAGCCGAACAAGGCCAACCTGAAGAACAATCCGAAGAACTTGAAGCGACTGGTGAAGTTGAATCTGAGGAATCTGAGTATTCGGACGAATCAGAGCCTGTAGAGGAAGTAAAGCCCCGCTACAAGGCAAAGGTCGGTGGTGAGGAAGTCGAGGTCGAACTTGACGAACTAATCAACGGCTATCAGCGCAGCAAGGATTACACACAAAAATCTCAGGCTCTGGCTGAACAACGCAAAGCAATTGATGCCGAGCGCCAACATCTTGAGCAAGTAAAACAAGAGCGACAAGCATACGCCCAGAAACTACAGGCACTCGATAGCTTCTTGAGCCAGCAGAATCGGGGTGAGGATTTAGAAGTTTTGAAAGAAACAGACCCTATCGGCTATGCCGTTAAGGTGGCGGAACAGAGTCAGCGTGAGAAACAACTTGCAGTAGTTCGTGCCGAACAGCAACGCATTGCCCAACAGCAACAAGCGGAGCAGCAGCAGAATCTGCAAAAACATCTCAAGTCTGAATCAGAGAAGCTAGCGTCTGTGATCCCAGAACTGTCTACGCCAAAAGGTGATGCGATTCGGAAAGAAATCCGTGAATACGCACGATCTGTTGGCTGGTCAGATCAAGAACTCTCCTCAGTGTATGACCATCGCGCTGTGCTGACTTTGTATAAAGCGATGAAGTTTGAGCAACTTCAAAAGGGCAAGCCGGAGACTTTGAAGAAAGTCCAGCAAGCCCCAAAGATGCTCAAACCCGGAACTTCAACGCCAAATACTAAGTCATCGCAAGAAAAGCAAGTGATGCAAAAGCTGCGTCAAACTTC